CCGGATTGAAAGAAAGAATAAAGGCCGTCGCGGATGGTATACCATTGAAACATTTGACAGCCTTAAAAAATTGACCACTCGTTTGATCGAACTTGGATCGGAGGATAAAACAATAATTGATAACCAGCAATAAATCAAATCATGGACGCAAACTCACAACAAAAAGTAATTGCAAAAGGATTCGTAATCCTCCGCAGCGATGATCAGCCAAATATCCGGATAAAGTTCAAAGGTCCCGGAACCAGTGAATGGAAAACATTCGAGAAGCCATTTGTATCAAAAGCGGCAAGAGACCGGAGAATGAAGGTATTACTTGTCTTACAAAATTACATATCAGACTAATAATCAACCGTCATGACAAAAACAGAATTTCGGAAAATGGTGAAAACACTTCCTGACGCAACTCGCGCACAAATTGTAAATCACCTTAATGAAGCATTTTTGGAGATAAATGCTGCTGAATGTCTTTTGATTGAATTGGAAATCAAGGACTACAACTTGCCGGTCTTTAAAGATCCATATTCATTGAAAAATGAAGTTATGAATTTGCAGTCACTTTTTGATTTCGAGAATCATCCAAACGACTAAGCCATGCCATCACTAAATTTCAAAAAAGAGTTTGCACCGGGGATCCTGGCCATGCTCGACAAGAACTACGCAAAGCGGACGGGTGTAAAACCAAAAAGTACAACCATCAGGGCCACACGGAAACGGCCTATCCGGAAAGGGGATAAGTTATTTCTGTTTTCCGGGCTTCGGACAAAGTACTGTAAAAAGATGGGTGAAACTATTTGTCTGAAAACGGAGGATATTACAATCAATGAACCAACTCCAAACACTATTAATATCAATATTGATGGAATTACATTGTCGGCGCAGGAAGAAATTAAACTTGCAAAGAAGGATGGCTTTATATCAAGTTCTGAAATGGTGGAATGGTTTCGCAAAGCTCATGGACTACCTTTTGAAGGACAACGCATCCACATGGCCAATACTTACGACCGGAAATACTTCTGCAACAAGAAAGTGAAAGATCACGGTTTCACACTGCAGCTGGAGACAACGCAAAAAACGATCAACGTGCACCAGGAAGATGTGGAGGCAGCCAAAACAGACCGTTACATTGCAGAACTGGCCACAAAGCACAATTATGGCATTCAGATTATCAACCCACTATTCAGATAAACCAAATGGAAGAGTTAAAAAAAGCTTTATTCGATATCCGTGAAGCGCTTGAAATGATGGAATTTCACATTGAGCCAAAGCAGAATGCACCCTACAAAGTCAAACTTTGGATGCCTGAATTAAAACAAGCTGTCAGCCAATTGGATAAGATCAGCAAAACGATTCACAAGCAATACGATATCATTAAACTTCACAATATGACACGCAATGAAATAAACGATATCGCTGACCATTATAAGATCGATTGTCTTCAACATAGACAAATAGTTATCTACGAAATACTTGATAAACAAGCCAAATGAAAGCAAACAAATTAACCGAAGGGGATGGATTTAAACAAAAAGGGCAACGAAAATTCAGAACTGTAGCCAGCAGTACCGTTATTCCCGATTTGGGTGGAAGGCAGCCAAAAGAACATATCGGTAAAATGCTGATTGTCGATACGAATTGCCACCAATGGATGATAGATCCTGAAACTGAAGTCCAGTTGTTTAATCCCTTTATCTAAAAAACCTCCTATGAACGATACATTAACAGAAGAAGAAGTAATCACTATTAATCAGGGCCGGAGCCGGTCCCCATATTTCTGCATCATCCAACCAGTGCCAGGAATAAAGCTTAATGTCGGCCAGCCTTTACGATGTAAGAATCCAAAAACAAACCAGGTAACTACTGGTATTGTCACAGAACACTTCTGGACGTTCGACTGGGATGAGATGCCCGTTTGGGTAGAAGTTAAACTGCTGGAATGTTACGGAGTTGCACCACAATTGCTCAGAATGGTTCTGAAGGCATCCGATTCCGGATTTAATGACAACTGGGCACGACTAATACTAATCCGCGAAACTATTTGAAATTATGATTATTAAAGAAGCAATAGACAGGTTAAAAGAGAATATCGTTGAAGTGGTAAGTCACTATGTTGAACTAAAATCACATGGCCGCACTCACGAAGGTTGCTGCCCATTTCACAACGAAAAAACAGCATCATTTAAGGTTTCGGAGTCGAAGGGTGTATTCAAGTGTTTCGGTTGTGGTGAGGGTGGTGATGCCATTGCCTTTATTATGAAGCATGACCATGTTGAATTCATGGAAGCGCTAAAGATAGGTGCCCGGAAACTAAACCTACAGGTTGATTGGAACGAAGAGAAGAAAGATTTTAATGTAGTTGAATATCAGCATAAGGAATCGCTTCGGATCCTTTGCGGGAAGGTGGCCACCTATTACCAGCAATGTTTACGCGATAGCAAAACAGCATCAGATTATATCGCCAGCCGCCAATTTAAGATTGATGAAGTTCCGGAGGATGATCTGTTGATGATCGGGTATGCTCCTGCAGGAAATGTATTGCTGAAGTGGGCAAAGGAAAACAATATCAATCTTTCACTTATGAAGGAGGCCGGGCTGATTGACCACAGTACCGAACGCAACCAGGACTATGACTTTTTCAGAGACCGGATCATGTTCCCTATCTGCGAAAAGACGGGTAAGGTGATCGGGTTTACCGGTCGTGCGATCGTTGATAAAAAAGGAGTGGCCAAGTATATGAATTCGCTCGATACGGAGATATTCTGCAAAGGGAATGAGTTATATGCGCTGAATGTAGCCAGACAACCAATCAGGGTAGAAAGCCGGTTGTATATGGTTGAAGGGAACTTCGATGTGAAGCGCCTGCATTCGATTGGAGTATTCAACGTTGTGGCGCCTTGTGGAACAGCGCTCACTGTCGATCAGATCAGGTTACTTAAAAACTACACTAAAAATGTGACGATTATCTACGATGGCGACGATGCCGGGCATAAGGCAATCGACAGAAATGGAGATCTGCTTGTTAGAGAGCAATGCAATGTGATGGTGATGGAGATCCCCAAAGGTGAAGATCCTGATACACTTTTTACTTCACTGGTGAAATTTGACGAATTCAAAGAGAAAAACCAGACCGACTACATCATTTATAAGACTAAAAACGGGATTGACAAATGCAAAAACCCCGCCTTTAAATCTGAGTTTATGAAGGATGTTGCCTCACTTATTATGCGTTACGATGAGCCAAGCGTTCATGAAGTTTACCTCGACTTTGTTTCTGCCATCATCAAGCCAAAGAAAGCATGGCAGGATTATCTGAAGAACATTGCATCCGATAAGGCTCCGGTTGAGAAAAAACGCTACATCCCTGAAGGAATATCAGCTGCTGACCTTGCTGAACAGGGATTCTACGTTGAAAACAATTGTTATTTCTTCAAGAACAAGGAGGATTTTGTTCAGCGCAGTAATTTTTCACTGTCACCAATTTTCCACATCGAGAGCACAATAAATGCCAAGAGGCTATATGAGGTAACCAACAACTCAGGAATGACACGTGTAGTTGAGATTCCTCAAAAGGATATGATCGGCCTGGCTGCCTTTAAGCTGCATGTTGAGAGTTTACCAAAATGCTGGTTTGATGGCTCTGAGACTGACCTTAATCGTTTGAAAAGGTGCTTGTTTGAGAAAACAGAATCCTGTAAGGAGATTACACAGCTCGGGTGGCAAAAAGAAGGTTTCTGGGCATGGGGAAACGGTATTTTCAATGATGAATTTGTGGGGGTTGATAGTTACGGAATTGTGAAACACAACAAACGGAACTACTATATACCTGCATTTTCGAGCATTTATAACAATGAAGATAATCTGTATCAATTTGAACGTAAGTTTATTCACATCGAAGGAAACGTTACACTGAAAGAATATGCAGCCAAATTTGTAAAGGTATTTGGCGACAATGCTAAGATCGCGCTGTGCTTCTACTTTGCATCGTTATTTCGGGATATCATCGTTGGTGGAACCGGCAATTTTCCAATCCTGAATATGTTTGGTCCAAAAGGTGCCGGTAAAACAGCCTGTGCCGAAAGCATTGTGCAGTTTTTTGGAAGGCTGGCCAAGGCTCCAAATGTTCACAATACCAGTAAGGCTGCCCTGGGCGATCATGTTGCAAGTAGTTGTAATGCCATTGCTCATATCGATGAATACCGCAATGACATCGAGATGGAGAAACGTGAGTTCTTAAAGGGAATGTGGGACGGGACTGGGCGTACCAGGATGAATATGGAAAAGGACAAGAAGAAAGAAACCACATCAGTTGATCAGGCAGTTGTACTTACCGGCCAGCAGATGGCCACTGCCGACATAGCGCTTTTCAGTCGTTTTATATTCCTGTCGTTTACGCAAACGGAATTCAGCGAAGAGGAAATTATTGAATTCGATAAACTAAAAGAGATTGAAAAACGTGGATTGACCCATATTACTCACCAGGTGTTAAGGCTTAGGGGAGCATTTAAGGACAATTACCTCACAAAATCAAAGAAGATAACCGAAGATATGCGCGCCCTGATGGGTAATGAGATCGTTGAGACCAGGATTTTCAATAACTGGATGAAACCAATGGCAGCTTATGCTACGCTGAACGAACATCTTGAATTGCCATGGGATGAGCACGAAACGATTAAGCTGGCAGTAAGGCTGATGATTGCTCAGAATAAAGAAACCAAGAAGAATGATGACCTTGGCAATTTCTGGAAAGTGATTCAATATCTGATATCATCCAATGTATTATATGAGGATGGTGATTATAAGGTAGTGTATGAAGACAAGATAACACGACGATATTTTGAGAATGGAATCTGGAGGAAAGAAACTAAACACCTGGAGGGTGGTGCCTATGAATTGCTATATCTAACCACAAGCAGGGTATTCAGTCTTTATAAAACTCAGTGTCTGCGTGAAGGTGATAAGCCATTGCCTGAATCGACCATCGAGTATTACCTGCGCAATTCAGCAGCTTTCGTTTGCGAGACAAAGAAGGAATCGTTCAAGAAAATAGATCCCAAAACAGGCGCCCAGGAGAGTGATGATTCCGGAGCAAAGAAACGGACAAGTACTACGGCGCTGATCTTCTATGTCGCAAAGACAGGATTGATGCTTGGAGCAACAGATCCTGCCGGAGGTGTAATGAAGGATGCCTCCGAAGGTGTAATTAATTTTCCTGGTGATGCGGTTAAAGTTGATTTACCGTTTTGATTTTTTGGTAAACCCCCCGCACCCCCCGATAGAAAAAACCAGTTAAAAGCAAATTTGAGCAATTGATAAAAACGTATTAATTTTTTAGACATTGTAAACATTTACTTACTTCGCTTACTTCGGTACTTTTTTTAATAATAATCTAATACTTAAAATAATGATATATAATAAAATAAATATCAAAAATAGCGAAGTAAGTGCTTACTTTTCGTTTCTTCGCTTACTTCGCCTTACTTCGATTTTGAAATTTTACAACAAATGATATTTTCTTACTTCGCCGTTTTTCGCCTGTATTAAAATAACAGTCAATTAATTAACATCTGCGAAGTAACAGAAGTAAGCGAATCCACTAAAATACGTCCTCAGTCCAGAAAAATATTTTTTTTTGCTTAAAACAGGGCAAAAACACCTAAATTGCGGAAAGAGCTATCAAAATAATCCAATTTTTAATAACGTTAAAATTTTTGCCTGCTATGAAATCCAAAAAATTAACACCTAAAATCAAAACAAATGTTGTCTATTACCTGAAAAAGAAACATCCCATTTTTATTACTGAAAAAAATGAAAACGAAAAGATAATGATTGATAGGATTGATAATTTTGATATTTTATATGGCCACTTTGTCGATGATGCTAACGTTACTTTCTTCATTGCAAAAGAGGATTTTAGTAAAATTTTTCAATTCAAACCATCTTAATTTGCAATATTATTTTATTGTAACTTAAGCAAAAATTTATATCTTCGCATGTTCCCACCACAGCGGGGGTTTCATTAACCCATGAAACCCTATACTCCTATGAATACACGTCCTCAAATCGTCATCACGTTGAATCCATTACTCGAATCGTATTGCCGTTTGGTTTTTGGTACCGATCCTAATGTGAAAGAAATTGCGCTCCGTAAAAACTACGACATTGCTAAACTAATTCACTCGAACGTGATCAGTTGCGATGCTCCCGATCGTCGGTCTTTTATTTCCAACCCGGTTACGTTTATTTTGCCGGTAGATAAGATCAACCATCACGACCTGCAGTTTCACTTCCTGCATGTGAATCCCTGGGGAGAGCAAAAGATCGTTGAAGGTATCGAATATGAATTCAGACGATGGATTACCCAGCGTTTCGATAAAGGATACGATATGGGCTATTCTCAAAAGATCATTGTAGAAGCAATCGTTCGGGGGCTGAATGTTCGGAATAATGCCGCGAATTTCGATGCCATCAAGAAAATCGACTACCGTCACAGGCGAAAAACAGAGGAACGACGGTTTAATGAGCTTTTAAAGGAGTGTCAAGAATTTGAATAATAAAACTTTAACAGGAAGAAAAAAAATGATTTAATCATTTTTGCAGTTTTGATACAATAATTAATTAAACATTCAGTTAAAAATAAGTGCCATGAACTTAGGTGTTGTCGTGAAAATTGAATATAGGCTGATTGGAACCTTACCTTTCACCGATCTGGATGTGATTCCTTATTCAGGAAGTATCTCCGAAAAATGGAAAAAACCATTTGCAGGACTGATCGCTACTGTGGCTGTTGACTTCAAAAAAGAAAACTGGTCACCGGCAAACAATACGCTGATGAAATCGCTGTTAAACCGGAAAGCGCAATACCGTGTAACCGATGCAAATGGTACTATTTCACTTGTTGGAAATGATAAGAATCCGGCACGAATGTTATTTGATGCCCAGGTGGCAGGTGCAGCAGGATCGTTTAACGGATTCGACTGTGCAATCACCTGGTTATCGCCAACCGGATGTACCAAGTCATAATCAGGGTCCTTTATAAAGATTGATTCCCGTTGTAATGTTGTATTGTACAAAAAAGTACTGCAACGATGCAAAAGAAATATTATTCCGTACAAAACAAAGCTGGTGAATCCGTAGATATCATGATCTACGGCATAATTGGCGACAGCTGGTATGAGGAGAGCGTGACGGCACGGCAATTTATTGCTGATCTGAAAGCGCTTGAAAAGGATTATTCCAGGATCAACGTCCGGATCAATTCACCAGGTGGAAGCGTATTTGATGGTCTCCCGATCTTCAACGCATTAAGATCCTCCACAGCCGAAATTCACACTTACAACGACGGACTATGTGCAAGCATGGCCGGTTTGGTTTTGTTAGCCGGGAAAACCGTTCACACAGCAGACAATGCTCTACTCATGCTTCACTCTCCGATGAGTGGATGCCAGGGAAACGCTTCCGATATTCAGCAGGTGATCGATATGCTTGATAAAGTTCAGGATAGCCTGATTGCCTGCATTACCAGCCGTGGCACCGCAACCGCCGATGATATCAAAGCCAAATACTTCGACTATAAAGATCATTGGTTGAATGCTGATGAAGCAAAGGCTGAAGGTTTTATCGACGTTGTTGAAAAAGGCGAAAATAAAGTTTCGAATAAGGTCACCAACATGTCGTTAAGCGAAATCATGAATCAGTTCGACACGTTGGTAAAAGGCCGGAGCATGTTTGATAAGTTCTTTAGCCAGGCGCACGATTTTTTCACACCCCAAAATTCTATTGATATGGACATTAAAGTGCTTAGAAAAGCCTGTGGGCTGGCTGATGATGCCAGTGAACAGGAGGTTCTCGACTTCATTGCAAAAAAGAAGGAAGAGGATACAGATGCAGGTGCAGATGATGCCGGCACTGAAGACGATGCTGCTGCAGACGATGCCGGCACCGATGATGATGACGCAGGAGCTGACGATGATCAGGCCGATGCAAAGGACCAAAAGATTGTCGATCTTGAAAAACAGATTGCCATTCTCAAAAAAGCACCTGGTGCTGTTGACAAAAAAGTGACAAAAGAAACCGATAGCAATAAAACCGCTCCCGAAAGTTTTGACACTTACGCAAATGCACGTGCAACTTACGATGCAGTTCAAAAATGTGTGAAATAATTTAAATTTTTATTGATATGCCTACTGTATCTCATGTTGAATTAAACAAAGCCGCTCAGCTGTTTCGCAAGGAATTGCTGATCATGGCCGTGATTGGGCTCGAAGCAACGCTTCAGCACATGACCCTGCGAACAGGGATCCGCTACAAAGAGACCGTTGGTCAATTGGGTGGACCTGTAGAATTAATGCCTTATACCGGCACCCTTGCTGATGCCGATGATAATATCGCGATCACTGGACGTGATATTGAAACATTTTTAGGTCAGTCTATCAAACTGTTCGACCCGAACGCATTGCTATCAACCCTTTATGGATCTGCAATTACGAAGGGTGATGCGTTAAAAGGAGTTCCGATCAATAAAGCTGTGTTGACGCTTATGATCTCGAAGATCAGCGAAGGATTGAATAAATCCATATTTGGTGCTGTACGTAATGCTGCCGGTAAAACAACCTCTACCCTTTTTAATGGGTTTGATACGATTGCAGCTGCCGATATTGTTGCCGGAAACATTTCGGTCGCAAAGAAAAACGAGTACGATTTTACAGCAGCGATTACAAGCTCAAATGCGCTTGATATGCTGAAGGCTTACTATCGTGCTGCGTCGGACGAACTGAAAGATGTACCTACAAAACTGATGGTACCACGTAGCATCTCCGATGCATACAACGACGATTATCAGACAACGGTTGGCGCTGCTCCTTACAACAAGGAGTTTAATAAGACCTTTCTTGAAGGTACAAGCAACCTTTGTGAGATTGTTCCGTTGATCGGGAAAAAAGCGTCTCCGTTCCTTCAGTTGACTACGAAGGAAAATATGTTGGTTGGTGTAAACCAGACTGGCGAAGAAGAGCAAATTGAAGTCCGCAGGGGTGACAATCCGTTCAAACTTCAGTTTATCACTACGATGTTCTTCGGAACCCAGTACGAAACTATCAGCCCTGAAAAGCTTTTGGTTGGTAAATTATTTGTATAAGCAATAATATGCCTGTAAATTTCGCAAACTTAGACTGGGTTGACGGGCAAGTGTCCGTCCCCGGTATTTACCCGGAGCTTTACTTTGTTCCTAAATCACAGATCGTCACCTGGCCACAGTTCGCTGCGGCTCCTGCTACAACAGCAGCTGAAGTAACGCTGGCCGGAAATTTCACGCTGGCTGCTCTTGCAGTCTGGAAGAAAATCAACTGTATCGACGTTAAGTCACAGCCAACTTCCGAACAGCAGGGAGAAATCCGTTGCAAATCGTACAATAACAAATTGAAGGTTGTAGTATCGCTCACCAACGAAGATGCAACAGCGCTTGCCAAATTGGCCGGGAACTCAGACCTGATTTTTATCTTCCAGGAGCGTGACTCGGGAAAGTATCGCGTTGTCGGATCGGAAAAATTTGCAACCCTCACCAAGGTAACGCTTGATATTGGCGGCAACCCAACCGGGGAGAAGGGAACAACCCTTGAAATCGAAGCCGCAGACATTTGCCCATTTCCATTCTATGACGGTTTGATAACCGACAGCGTTGGAATCGTGAATCCTGCGTCAGTATAGATGGTTTTTCAGTTCACTTTAAAAGGCAGCCTCAGGGTTGCCTTTTTTGTCCTTCGATGGTAATTACTAAAATATCACCTTTAATAAAAAAATACTATGGAACTTCAAGAATGGTTTGAATCAAAAGATTACGGTATCGGTCTCAGTTTACTCGGTACACATTGCAAAAACAGAATGCTCCTCCAAAACTTAGGACGTAAACCTAATCCGGAGAAGCTGGAGTATGAACTCCTTAAGATCTGCAAAGAGCAGGGAATCGTTATTGATGGCATCGAAGAGACTGACAAAACGAATGAAATAAAAGAGTTCAGTCCTAACCTCCCACAACCGCTGCAGGATGATTTGCAATCGCACAGTGATCAGGTAATCGATCAGATGAATGCCAAACTGGAGTCGGATGCCGATGATATTGTATCGGATAAGATTTCAGACCTGCAATCAGATGCTGATGATATCGTATCGGATAAACTTTCGGACATGGAGTCGGATGCCGATGAGATTGTATCTGATAAGCTGAAAGAACTGGAAGTAGCAGCCGAAGAGTTGTTGACAGGAAAACTGAAAGTAATTCGTAATGGTCATGAGGTGAATTACACTGATCTTCCTAAAGAACTAAGGGTTGCCTGGGATGCGAACCGTGATGCCTACAAAGAGATCAGGGCCACGCATGAAAAGCTGAAACTGATGGAGAATGCCAAAGATGAAGACCGGGCACCATTGGTCCAAAACATCGCCAAACTCGATGATAAGATCCGTATTAATTGGGAAGCAATTGACGGTTGGAAACAAGGTGATGCACCAATCATTGAAAAGGCAGTGGAAATAGACCATAAACGGATCAATGCAAATCGCAAATTCATCTCCACCAACTTGAAAACATTGCTTACAATAACCGATGAGGCTAAAGCGGTTGCAATCAAAGCAAAGATCCAGGAGCGGTATGATGAGCTGAAAAATGCCGGTGAGGCCGTTCAACCCGAAACAATTGATGAACTGACAAAAGCAGGGATTCAATGTTAAACCAAATTACGGATTACGAACACACCATTCGTAATCCGTAATTCATAATTTTCTACCATGCCCCGTCCTACCACCCTCGAATTATGCCGGATCCATCTTTTCTCTGATACTTGCGACATCCCTGTTGCATACCAGGAGAAAATAACCCGGATCAGGACCGGCTATTCATTCTGGTACGAATTCCCAACCAAAACAGAATCCCAAATACGCGACCATCTGATGAACTGTTTTCTTTGCGCCCAGCGAACGGCTTATGAAGATATTCAGATTATTAAGATCTTACTGGGAGACATTCAGAACCCTGGCAAAGAATGGGTCCGTTACCAGGTGAATAACATGCTGGATGCTGCCTATAAAGTTGCCAAAAAGAAAAAAGACGCGAAAGGGATGGCCATGGCAGCCGGACTGAAAGGAAAATTAAACATGCTGCACCTGAAGGATGCTGACCCCTTACCATTTGATCAGATCGTTCCACAACCATTTGAACCAACAGATGACCCGACAGAGTTGGGATTAAAGAAAGATCCTGATATCAGGGAGAAAAAACGGAAGATGCTCGAAAAATACAACGCTGATATTGAAATTATTGATGTGCCATACGAAGAAATAACTAACCAGGACAATGACAGAGAAAAAGAAGATCTACTTTAACGATCCCCAGCTGGAGTTCATGTACACCGGTGCCCACACTTCAGTGATAGCTGGCGGACGTCGTTTAGGCAAATCGCACGGTTTTGCAGCTCCGTTTCTTCTTCGCAATGTTCAGGCGATGCCCAGGAGCACGGGTGGAATCGTTGGGAGCACTTATCAGCAAATATTATCCCGGACATTACCCGGAACGCTTCAGGCACTGGAGACGTTTGGGTATAAACGCGATCTTCATTACTACATTGGCCACAAACCACCAAAAAACAGCAATTTTGCAAAGCCAATCATCGATCCTCCAAGCTACGAAAATGCAATGATCTGGTATAACGGATCTATTGACCGTTTTATCTCTCAGGATCGGCCAGGATCATCGAATTCATTAACCCTTGACTATTTAGCGCTTGATGAAGCAAAGTTCCTGAAGTTCACAAAGCTTAAGGAAGAAACATTCCCGGCCAATGGTGGATTTCGCGGGCACTTTGGAAATTGCCCGTTTCATCATGGTATGCTGATTATTTCGGATATGCCAACTACGAAGGCAGGCAGTTGGTTCCTGACCTATAAAGACAAGATGGACCCCGAATTGATCGATACAATACACTCCCTTATCTTCGAACGATGGGATGTACTTCAACGAATTAAGATCGATCCTAAACCTTACCACACGACTTATTTACGCGAATTGGATATTGCCATGGCAAAGCTCCGATCTGTTGCTGTCTATTATCGTGAATGGTCCAGTATTGAAAACCTGTTACTCCTGGGCGAACGTTACATCAAACAGATGAAGCGTGATCTTCCACCACTGGTATTTCAGACCGCTATACTGTGCAAGAAGATAGGCAATCAGCGCGATAACTTCTATGCAGCCATGCAGGAGAATGTCCATTACTATGATGCTTTTGACAATAGCTTTCTCGATAGTCTCGACTATAACTATAAAGACACTGATGACAACTGTAAACAGGATGGTGATCTTAACCGTGATAAGCCTATCTGTATTGCATTCGACTACAATGCAAATATCAATTGGTTGGTAGCAGGGCAACGCCAGGGCGTGAAGATGATGACACTGAAGAGTTTCTATGTGAAGTATGAGCGTAAGATACGTGAGTTGGCACAGGACTTCTGTAAGTACTATCGCTATCAGAACAATAAGACTGTTATCTATTACTATGACAATACAGCATTGGGTAGTAACTATGCTGTTGATGAAGATGACTTTGCATCTGTGATCTGTAGTGAGTTCGAACGATTGGGATGGTCAATCGAGCGGGTACACATTGGTAACCCTGTACCCCATAAGGATAAGCATCGTATGATCTTCCAGGCAATGAAGGGACAGCACTTCCTTTTCCCAATGTTCAACCACCCGAACAATGAAGCATTGCTACTGGCAATGGAGAACACGGGTGTACGCATTGGCACCAATGGATTTCAGAAAGATAAGTCAGGTGAGAAGTTGACAGAGAGTGAAGAAGATCTATTGCAACATCGTACGGATGGTACTGATGCCTGGGACACGCTGTTCGTTGGCATGAATAAGTTTGCTATTAATGATGAGAACGATGACTCGATCGTTAGTATCTTCTCGTAATTACCTCCCTGTCGTCCCGATTACCTCATTACCTTTTTATCGATAATTATAATAAACTGTGGCATATAAGAGCCCTTTTGGAAGGTGGTAATTACTTTCCACCCGCAGGGCGATGCGGGGTCATTCGTGCGATACAGTGCACAAAAAACGCCTTTGGCAAAAATAAAGCGCTAAATATGAGGGTTTTGAATTTGCGAGCTCCGCACGGTAACTAAATCGGAACCGATTACCGAAATTTTTACAGCTAAACAATTTGAAATACAGCTACCTTAACTGCTTTTAAACAGGCAAAGCAAACAAAATATTTTGTTAAGTTTGTGGGATAAACTTAAAATCAAATTTATTATGAAAAAACTATTGCTTAGTACTGCTTTACTTGTTATTTTATTACAATCATGCACAGTTACAAAGGGTGTATATGATGCTTCGCTGAAGTCAACAGATCCTTACAAGCTCACGTTCTCAGGAACCCAGGGAGAATTCGAGAGTGCAATTAAACGATTCGTTGTTCAGAATGGTTTTTCTATTGCTGACTTTGATAAAGACGCAGGAATATTAGCAACTCAATATAAGGAACTTCCTGATGATGAAAAATATAATGCAAGTATGGCAATGTTAGCGGGGGTTAATGTATCAAGTCAAAAAGGGAAAATCCTATTTATCTATAAAAAGGAAAGCGAACAGGTTAACTTTGAAATGAGTTCTTACTTAGTGGTAAATGGACAATACCAAAAGAATACATTGTCTGAGGCTGAGATAGGAACTGGTGCCCAAAAATTACCGCAAGGCCATCCATTAAATATGAAATACAAAAACATCCTACTGCAGGATGCCAGGTTTAAATTATTATAAACCTGCAAACACAGGTATTCACAACAAAAAACCCGGTCATTCGCCGGGTTTTTCTGTTTCTTGTTTTTCAATGTCTTCCAAATACTTAATAAGTAATGTTTCAATGAAATTTGCCATTGTCCGATTTTCTTTTTTTGCTTGAATTTTGGCCTTTTCAAAAACTTCTTTGTCCAATTTTAAGCTTGTAGCTTCTTTTACCATATTCTTAGGTATTACTATTTGATGCAAATATAGCAAAAAACAGCCTTAAAAACACTATTTAGTATATTTCTCAAATATTTATAAAATATTTATCAGATATGTAGTGTATATATCACAGAATACTTTTATATTTGTGCCATTATTAATTAATACTTCAAAGTATGAATATTCAGAAATTTAAGTTTGGTGATGTTGAGATCGAGTTTGATCTCCGTCAAGGGGAAAACATGATGGTAAATGCTACCGAAATGGCAAAGGTTTTCGAAAAAGATTTATGGTCATTTACAAAAAGCGATCACGCGAGAGCTTTTATTCAGTCATGTTTAAAACCTCCATATGGAGGTTTATTAGGTGTAAAATCGGAAGAAGATTTGATTTCTTCCAGCCAAAAATCCGGGACATGGATGCATCAAGTTTTAGCATTAAAATTTGCTGCCTGGTTAAATTCAGATTTCGAAGTTTGGGTTTATATCACCATAAAAAGTTTATTATATGAATTTGCCCGCGAAATTCAAGACTCAATCAGTGAAACTGTATCGCTGCAGCGACAAAAAGATGATATAAAGAACCAGCTTGCAAAACGCGAACCTGATTTCTTGGAATATCTCTCAATTGAACAAAAATTAATTAATGCCCGTAGCCGTCGCAGTAACGCCACAAAGAACAAATTTAGGGAGACAATGGAAGATTTATTTTCACAAAAAGGAAAGGAAGAAAAGCAATGAATACTTGCAAAGAATGTGTTCACTATAACAATCAGGAAGGCGAACACAAAGGCACATGTATGATAATGGGACTAAAGAGATTAATTTCCAATAATAGTACCATAACTGATTGTTCCGAGGACGATCTGCAACCTTATTATGCAGAAGTAGGTGAAAACTTTGGATGTATCCACTTTGATAATACATATCGATAAATAAAAAACCCCCGGCAGTGCGCTAACACTAACCGGGGGCAAGTTTAAATTTTCAGTGAATAAAAATTTTAACACCACAAAAATATGAAAAATTCAGAATTAAAATGCAACCTCGAAGTTGAAGGTATTATCCTGACCAAAGAAGCAATCAGGTATCTTAAGGCATTACAGGACAGAAACAATGAAGATATCATAATTGCGCGCGAGATTATTGCCGATGTGGTTTGCTTCCTTGCAAAAAAGATGGATTACATTGATGATGCAGAAAATGAAGAAATGTCATCGTTGATGAACGGCCTAAGCCATGTTCGTGATGAACTGAATAATTTAAGAAAGCCATGAGAAAATCACAAAGCGAATCAAAAACAGCCACTATTATCAACGGTGTGGTTCTCACAGATGAGGCAATTGCCTTTTTAGATTCAATGCAGAACGGTGATAACGATCTCATTAAAGAGACTCGCGATGAAATAAACAATGCTATATCACAATTGATTCTATACACTGAATGGTGCACTGATAAGCAGATACCCGAAGTCCTCGATACAATTAAATACATAAACGTTTTTAACCGAAGTTTAAAAGAATTAATGAAACCTTAAACGTATAACCATGAATACAATAGACTTACAAACCGTAAAAGAATTAAAGGCCAGTGAATTGCCAGAATTGCTACAAGCGAAGGTTCGCCGAATCTGTGAACAGGCAAAGATGAACTTTGACAATATTCATTTCATCCGTGACAATAAAGAGGAAAACTACATGGATATGTTCGATGGTGATGAATTCACCTATTGGGGATATTTTATTGACACAAACGAAATTGATTAATACCTCTATATTTTTGTATGTTTCACGAAAACCCGTCTCCCCAAAAGGCGGGTTTCTTTGTACTTTTAATTTGCGAAACAAAAAGGTTAATCTGCACGTTTATTAATTGATATTTCTTTTACTTACATTTGCAGTGAAAATACACACCGAAAAGAAACAAGACAAACATGGACAAATTCACCTATAATGAGCAAAAGGCTGTTGCTGCAGTATTGCTGGTTGTAAACGAGCTTTCCAGCGTCGACAGACACAAAATTGCAAAGATCCTTTTCTTTGCCGATCAAAAACACCTCGCCAGATATGGCAGAACAATTACTTCCGACTTCTATTGCGCGATGGAAGCCGGTCCGGTTCCTTCAAACATCTACGATTCGATAAAGGTTATTGCACACGAACGCAATTTTTATAACCACCATGGTCTTGAAGGTAAAATAGAAGTCCGGGGAAGAGAAATAACCGCGCTTGAAAAACCCGACATTGATCAGTTATCGATTTCGGATATGGAATGCCTGGTTGAATCGATCAATGAAAATTCGAAGCTTACCTACGGACAACTCATTGACAAATCGCATGGACCGGCATGGCAGAGCGTTCCCGACAATCAGTTAATTCCATTTACAGAGATCGCCAAAGAAGTTTCGGCACCTGCTGAAATTCTTGAACTTATAAATTCGAACCTTCAGGCCGAGGAACTCTTAAGTTTATGAGTAGCCTCAGGGACTCCCTTTCTGCCGGAGGTTTAAGAAATTTAATCGCCTCACAAATACAGCCTGGCGCTGTATTTGTAATTTTAGACCCAATCGCAAAAAAGGAAAAGTTTATTGTGATCTTAGGTATCGATGCCGGTAAGATCTGGGTGGGAACCCTGTTCATCAACAGCGAAAAGAATGTGAATTTCATCAAGTCGCTGGAACAACATGGTTTGCAGTTTATAATAAAAGCATCCAACTACGAATTCCTTGATTACGATTCCTTTATTAATGCCTCGAATATCATCAGGCGTGAGTTTGAAAAGCTGGTTGATATTATAATTGCCAGAGATGGAAGATATTTAACGCACATCATTCCCAATGACTTCGATTACATCAGGCAAAAATGGCAGATTCGAAAGTCGTTTCAACCGCCGACAAAAAAGACTTTGGATTAATCTAAAACCGCAATACTGCGGTTTTTTTCTTTCTCCCTTTCTCCCCTTCTCTCCCTCTCACCATCTCCTTTTCACCTGTCCTTTAACCTGCTGTGCGAACGGCCTATCTTGCAATAAAAAAAGAGGGTTATGCTGCATCTTTCAAAAGCAAGACAATTAATCGAGAGTCACGATCAGCTGGATGTTTCGTTCTGGAAACTAAACGGTGAGATTGTCCACGCACACAACGTGGTCTGTACAAGCTCTCATTTCAAAGGCAACACATTTAACTTTAAATTCCTTGACTCCGGAGAGTTCCGGAAGGTAAAGGCATTGCTAATATTCAACGTATCAGGCGAGGAGGTTTTTGTATGAAAAAAAATATTGATATTGGTATTGTATCAGCTGGTGATGATTTTGCCAGCTTAGGTATACATGTTATACCTGGCGTGAATGATTCATTCGCCGCTGTGATCAACGAAGATTCGCGCGCTATCTTCGATTACGAAGAGGTGAAGCCCAAGGATGTAAAGAAAGGATTTCGCGGCGCTGTACCGTGGGGCGAAGATAACCTTCAGCCTGATGTGATACTTGCATCTATTCGCAATGATGAAGTAATGAGCTCCAACATGTGGTTCAACATTTGCACTTCATACGGACTTGGATTCCGGACTACAAAGTCAGATGGAACACCGCTGGAGGATCCCGAAATCAAAAAATTCTTCCGGAGAAACAACATGGTCAAATTCTGGGCCGAACAGTTTACCGATATCAAACACTTTTATTTTTCGGTACTGGTAATCATTCTCGATGGTGAAGGACAAAAGGTAGTGCAGATCAGGCACAAAGAGGCGGTAAACTGTCGCTTCGAAACGTGCAATCCCGATACCGGAAGGGTTGAAAACATCTTCTATGCCAATTGGAAAGCTTCACCGAAAGATGAAGATATTGAGGCAATAGCATTACTCGATGAAGATGATCCGGTTGGTGACTTAATGGTGAGACTGGGCAAAGAACCCGATCCGAAAACCGGGAATGCCGGCACGCCAACCACCGTCCGTAAATTTGCGATCGTAAACCGGATCCCCACACCAGGACAAAAGTATTATCCATTCGCCTACTACTTCAGCATGTTCAACAGTGGATGGAGTAAGATTAAAGCAATGATACCCGTTGCCAAAATTGCGAAGATGACCAACGGCATGGTGATTAAATACATGGTTGAATTGCACCGCGAATATTTCACAAAACTATTCTCCAGCGAAAGCATTACCGATCCGGAACTGAAAAAAGCGAGAAAAACGCTTGAGATTAATAATATCAAGAACTTTCTCTCCGGGATTGACAATCAAAACAAATCGTGGTTCAGTACCTACTACATCGATCCTAACGGGAAAGAACAGCAGATGGTCCGGATTGTACGTCTCGATAAAGAAAAGGAAGGAGGCGACTATATTGAAGATGCTGAAGAGGCTACCAATATCGTATCGTACGCGATGGGTGTACATCCAAGTTTGATCGGAAGCTCACCAGGAAACAGCAAATCCATTAACGGTACCGAAGCCCGGGAACTCTTCACGATGAAACAAGCCCTGGAGCATCTCACGCGTGATATCATGCTCTCTCCGTTCTACCTGCTAAACGATGTGAATGATTGGGATCTGGATTACGATATCCCGGATCTGATGCTCACCACGCTCGATAAAAAGACAGACGCCAAACCATTCACCACAAAACCACAGACCGATGATACTGAAAACGCTGATTGATTTTCAAAATGTGATTCCCACAGCTGCAGGAACCGAAAGCTTTGCAGATTTCGAACCCTATATCCGGAGCGCTGAACTTTGGATGAAGAATAACATCCTGGGCAAAGCGTTGTTTGATCGCATCGATGCGGAAACAATTGTAGATCCTGATCTTATACGGTTGTGCCAAAATGTAATTGGAAACCATGCTTACTGGGATGCGATTCCGTTTCTGGATGTAGTTCATACTGAGAGTGGGTTTGCTATAATCTCAGCTAATGGGAAAGTTCCGGCGAGCAAAGAACGTGTGGAGCGTCTCCGGGAACAATGTTTAACCAGGCGCGACAATGAAGTTGAATTCCTGATCACTTACCTGGAGGAACAAATAACGCTTCACGATGACTGGAAATCATCTCCGGCTTATTCTGTGATGACCGATTGCCTGATCCGGACGGCTACAGAGCTCAAACAATACGGCCAGTGGGAAGGATCGCGCCGCGATTTTCTGAAGCTTCGACCGCTGATGATCCAACAGACAATGACTAAGTTGGAACCGCTGTTCAGTAAAGACTACATCGAAGAGTTGATTGAAAAACAACGCGATGGAGATATGACCGGTGATGATTTGAAAGTAATCATTCTGCTGAAATATGCACTTGGTTGTCTGGTAAATGACAACCACGAAGCGGCTAAGAAGATCGCTTCAGATGCAATGCGTTACATCGATAAAAACCCCGCCGGCTTTATTACCTATGCTGCCAGTTCGGAATACAAAGCACGGATGGCGCCCGGTTATGAAAACGATGCAGCATCAACCATCTTTTCAAGTATCTGCTAATATGAAGCCACTCAAACTGATATTACCGCAGACATGGATCGAACTGTCGAACCGGCAACTGGTATTCGTCTCCAGGTTATGGATGGCAGGATATCCCGAATCTGAATTCCTGGTGAAAGCGTTTATGATGTTGACAGGATTAAAATTGGTGATCGATACGCCCCATCGCCCCGTCGCCCCCGCGCCCAGTCTCCCCATCGCCCCTTCGCCCCTTCGTTATTCACACCCATCCATTAAAAAACCCTTCCTGATCGATACCGATCTGTTATCAGAGCTTTGCGAAAAGTGCCGGTTCCTGCTCACTCCGGATGAAGTTCACCCGGTCAAAAGAATTGGTTTTGCACGTGCCAGGCATTTCAGATTATACAATGCAACCTTCGAAGAATACCTGATGACAGAGAACTATTATTTTGCCTACACAGAAACAAAAAAAGAGGAACACCTTGACAACCTGATTGCCTGTCTGTACCGGAAACCATGGCAACGATGGAACGCAGGGAAAATTCAGGCACGTGCTAAAGCATTCAGCAAGATAGATCCTGCCATTAAAAATGCTGTGTTTATGGGATATGTCGGATTCCGTTCGTATGTTCCAAAGCGGTGCAAATCACTCTTTTCCGTGAAAGGTACTGCCAGCGGTCGCCCGTTTAATCCCAGGGAATATATCAACGGAATGATTCATACGCTGTCGAATGGCGATATCACCATCAAAGATAAACTCCTTTCCCGTCCGTGCTGGGATGCACTTGATGAGTTAGAGCAGCGTGCCCTTGAACATCAATCGATATCCAATCATAAATCGTAAATCCTAAATCGTAAATCATGTTCGACCCTATCGCTTATATGAAAACGCTTCACGCAAAGATGAAGCTCACTGTTACCAAATACAGGTTTGAAACTGTCAGTGGCGTGGATTCCCTCGAAGGAATACTTGAACACAGTCGCCGGGATAAATATTTCTTTGCGGTGGATGATAGTCAGGATGGTACAACATTTCGTGGCGCCGGTGGTACCTATTTCGAACGCAGGCCATATACTGTTTTTATCGTTGGACAAGCGGAATATGGCAATATGGTAAAACGCGCTGAAGTATTGACCGAAGCCAAAGCGATCTTCAGAACCGTTTTATCTAAGCTGATCCTGGATAAACGGACCATCCCGGTACTCGACGTTGAACGTATCCAGTTTTACGAAGTGCCACCTGCATTTGCAACCGGTTGCAGCGGATTGTATTTTATCTTCAATGTCGAAATACCTGTTAATCTTGTCTATAATGGCGCAGACTGGAACGTATAGTAACGAAGAAACGATCCGTGCCTGGGCAGATATTGTAATTAAGATCTGGCGTGCTAAGATTGTAGAAATGAAAGTTTGGGATACCGGTGCACTGTATAGCTCATTTCTGCAAACACTCACTCTTAATGCAGGTAATAATGTAAGTAAAGTGGAATTTGCTTTCAATCTGTATGGTGTATTTCAGGATATTGGCCTTGGTCGTGAGATATGGAAGATTAAAAGCGATGGGGATAAGACGAAACTTAAACGTAGGGAGTGGTACTCGAAAGTATTTTACGGTGAAGTGATGAAACTAAAGGATATACTGGTTGAGAAATATGGCGAAGGTGCAGCCGATTCAATCATATTTGCATTGAAAGCTACAGGAAGAACAAAATAAAAAAATGAATTTATAACATAAATCACTATGGCAGGTTTAAACGATGAAGCGAGGATCCCAGTATATATTAATGATCAGCAGGCAATATCAGCATTAAAAAACCTTGCATTGGAGGCTGAAAAGTTGGGGCAAACAATGCAGGAAGCCCTGGCTGCTAATGATATGAAAGGATATAAGGATGCGCAGCGCGAACTGGCAAACGTTACAAAAGAAACGCGAAACTTACAAAGAGCATCGTTCGACGTGAATAAGGTTCTGAATAATCTATCGTCATCTTCTATCCGGGACATTAAAAAAGCCATTACAGAACTCACCCGCGAACAGAACGGGCTAACACGTGGCACACAGGAATACACTGCGAACCAGGGGAGACTTCAGCAGCTCCGCGCGGAGCTCCGTGGGATAAACGGAGACCTTACACAACAAAAGGGAATACTATCTCAATTAAAGAGTGGGGCAATGGAATTATTGCCGGCCTTTAGTTTTGCGGCCATTGCTGCTGCAGCTGTATTCGCTTTCAATAAAATCATTTCTGCAACAGATACTTTGGGAACGAAGTGGGAAGCAAGCATGAACGGAATGAAGGAAGGTTTAAATGAATTCTGGCGTACCCTGGCAACTGGCGACTGGAGTAACTTTACTGAACGTATACAGGAAGCCATTCGGTTTGGGGAAGAATACATTTATACACTTGATGATATTGAAGACAAAACCAGATCATTAAGTATTATCGAAGCTGAAGCACAGGAAAAGGCAATTGATTTAGAAATTGCTTTGCGTAATAAAACATTGAGTAAGGAAGAAAGAATTAAGTCTGGGGAAGATCGAATTAAATTAGAGGAAGATTTAGCAGTTTATAGAACAAATTTAGCTCAAAGCGTTTTTGATAATGAGGCAAAATTAACAGCAAAACAAACCAACCTGAGTAAAGATCAGCTGATGAAAGTGATGCGTGATATGGACAGTACCACAAAAATAAAAGCGAAAGCTTATAATGATCAGTTGGAGCAGTTAGATAAGATGAAGAAAGCAAATTTCTTGACAACTTCAGGATTTCAAGGCGCTACCACAACCACACAGCTTCCTGAAACAGTTCAGATGAAGCAACTCAAAACAGAGATTGAATCCGTATCAGATGCAACAAAAGTTTATGCTGATCAAATCCGTGCAACCGGGCGAACCACCGATGATCAGCTTGATAAAATGGTAAAAAGTTATGTGGAGCTTAAAGCAGCTCAAATTTCTGCAAAAGAAAACACACCCAGGGTACGAACACAGGTTAATAGTCTGCTTGCAGGTCAGGAAGATACTGGTCAAAAAATAGAAGGGAAAAAAGAAACCGATACTGACAAGCTCCGGCTGTTTTTCTCTCTTGACGATCAAACTCAAACAGATGCCATTAAGGCCGAACTGAATAAGCTGGGTAAGGATGGTGTTGCTGCCTTGGCAAAAGGTATTGAAGATGAAGTGGCAAAGCGTAAAGAGGATGCAGATTTACTAAGCCAGTTAATGACGCCTGAGACAGAGAAAGCAGATCCTGCAGGTGATTATGCGATGGAGGAATATGCTAAAACCCTTGACGGGAAACGGATGCTATTAATATCTGATCACGAAGCAGGGCTGATTGGGGAACAGGAGTATCAGGATGAACTGATAAAAATTAATGCAGAAGCGGAAGACAAAAAGAAGGCGAAAAGGGAGCAAACAGCAAAGGATATTCAAGGGGTTGCCAATGCAGCCGGTAACTTTGTCGGAGCATTGATGGAGATGGAGCTTCAGGATGCCGGTGACAACGAGGAGAAGAAAAAGAAGATCAAAAAGAAGTATGCTGATATGAACATGGTTGTGGCCATTGGCCAAATCGTTTCATCAACGGCATTAGGTATCATGCAAGGGTTTGCTCAGTTGGGTCCGATAGCAGGCGCTATTGCAGCCGTATTTATTGGTGCAACCGGAGCCGTTCAGGTTGCCATGGCCGTGAAGGAAAGAAACAGAATGAAATCACTGGCAGTTGGTGGTTACACAGGTGATGGTGGCAAATATGAGGAAGCAGGAATTGTCCATCGGGGTGAGTATGTGATACCACAGGAGGGCGTAAACAATCCCCGGCTCCGGCCAATGATCAATATGTTTGAGATGGCACGGAAAAACAACAGTTTGGCCCGGCTTGATTTACGGCCTGTAGTGCAAACGGTTGGAAGTTCAAGCGGATATGCTTCGGGTGGTTTCTCAACTCAGGAAGGATCTGCATCAGCAGGAACACAAACAATAACGGGGCGAGATCCTGAATTAATATCAGCCATCAAAGAATTAAATCTTCAGCTAAAAGCAGGCATTAAAGCGAACGTGAATAAATTCGGCAATAACAGTCTCTCCGATGCAATGGATGATATAACAAAATTCAACTCGAAAATCTACAAGAAATGAAGCTAACGATAGCAGGCAAACCAGTTGCAATACCAGTGGATACGAAAATAAGCCTTCAGCGTTCATCCCCGGCATTGAATGAAGATACCGGAGCATTCTCCTACCCGTTTCCTGTTCCAACATCACCCAATCAGCACATAATTGGATGGCCGGGTAAGCTACAACGTGTTGGTGCCATTGCCGATCAGTCGTTTATTCTGGAAGATAACGGGCTACAGGTTTTTAGCGGTGAGGTTGACTACGATATGGTAACGAAGGAACAGATTGGCGTTATTCTAAAGTCTGGTTATACTGTATTTAGGGGAAAAATGGAAGGGAAAAAGCTGACTGATATTGATTATGGGTTCGAAAGCTGGATTCCTGAATTTTACACAGATGAAGAGTTGGCTGCTAAAATGGTCGAATGGGATGCAGCAAATACAACAAGCAATGGTAAGTATGTAGTCTCTCCATGTCATATCAATGGTGGATTACCCTCTGGTGTAAATGTAAATTACGTCAATAAAGCGACAGGAAACCTAATAAGCAACGTAATGTATTGCCTGCAATTCAGGGCTTATTTCCTTCTTGAGAAGATTTTCGAAAGCGCTGGATATACCATTTTAGTGGATGAATTAAAGACAAGCGAATTTAAGGACCTTGTTGTTTTTTCGAGGATCATGCGTGGAGCAGGGTATGGAGGACATTATACCTGGTGTATTCCCGGACTCGAACCGGGATTTCTTCACTACGCAAAGCTGATGCCTAATGTTTTTGTTCTTGACTTTGTTGACGAAATTACAAAACTACTCTGCATGGTGTGTGATGTAGATGAACGCATGAAGACAGTACGCATTATTTTTAAGAAAAACATTTTTGTACCCGGCAATATCGATCCGCTGAAAATGGTTGAACTGGCAGGTTGGGAACATAGCGAGAAACAAAATACAAAAGGGTTCAGTATTGGCTATAAGTCGCAAACAGACAGCCTTGATACTGAATCCGGATATATTCCCAATTCAGAAGTAGCGACAACACTTCCAATTGCCACTAAAGAAGGGGAGGTTGTTCGTGTTGTTTCTTTAGGGTATGATTACGTGACAGAAAGTAACAGCGATGTACTGGAATGGAAACAAATCGGAAGGTTGAAAGATTATCTATCTGGCATTGACCCTGAAAAAACAGAGTTTGCATTTAAGGTACCGGCTGGAATAATCGATGGCGAAGGAGATGGCACCAGGTATATATCTCCGCATCTTGATATTTCATTGCCTATGTTCACTGATACGAATAATGGAATGAATGAGTTGATGATATCACTTTACCATGGCCGCAAAAATAATATTCCATTTCTTTCGGGTGTTCATTGGGAAATTACTACAGTCTGGACAATTGAATTGCCGGTTTACCTGACTCCTGCCTATTTACTTCCACTTCACGCTGATTTCCTGAACTGGAAAGCCTACCGGGCGCGTGCCTTCACAAAGTATATTGAGTTATCGCTTCCTGAAGTTCTTAACCTTCGATTCGACAAAAAGTATGTAATCGATGGTAATGAAGTTATCCTGGATAAAATAAACTTTGAACTTCCTCATAAAGGCATCGTGAAGATTGAAGGGTTTACTGTGTAGGTTTTGTCCTTTAAGGTGAGTGCTCCCGGCATTACCTTGCAGAAAAATAGACCAGATGAGTATCATTATTCAACAGCCAGATGCACTCTCCTTCTCGGGCAACCTGAAAAAGTTCGGGGTTACCTCCGAAACGGAAGTGGTTTTCAGTTTACATAAAGGCGCTGCGCTTATCCTGAGTGAGATATATCAGCCAGATGCAGCACACTATGTATCTGTAGACCTTCGCACAATCATCGATAAAGTGCTGTCGGTTACATTACCCGGGACAAACCTGATCACCGAACAGTCTTCCGGCTTTGCCGATTTCACCGCGACAATTGACGGGACCGCCGTTGCATTTCGCGTGATCAAAGGCGGTGTGCTGGAACTTGGATCGATGGCAGCTGATTTTGTAAATGAACATTTCCTAACCTGGCAAATGCAGGACAAACAGATACTGCAGCATCAACCCGAATGGCTGACAGTTTACACGAATGCAGCCCGCAACCTGAAGGCAAAAGCATACTACCAGGATAACACAAATGCCTCGATGCTGCTAACCGCGCTCGATGCCGGTAAACTTTTGGCTGTTGATGTGAGCTGGGCTTCGATTAATGCATTATTCGTAAAGAAAAACCCGATTGCCTGGGAGGTATGGTTCGAAGATCTTGCCGGTACCCGGCTAAGTTACGTGCAGAGGTATTGCCTCCGGAATTCGGATGACGAAGAGAAAATATTTATCTGGGCGAATACGATGGGAGGTATTGACTCCGTATCACTCACAGGTAGTGCCGAAGATGATAAAAAGCTCGAGCATTTAATTGCCGAAATGGGTGACGAATCCCTGCAGGAATATCAGACCGATAAGAAACGCGAAATCAAACAGTCAACCGGATTTTTGACTGTTGATGAAAGCCGGTGGATAGAAGACTTTTTCTATTCCGGCCGCAGGTACCTGGTTGGCGAGGATGGAGCAGTACGATCGATCGTATTAGCGAGCTCGAAGATTGT